ACAACAGTATCTTTGGGTTGACTATCAATCCAAATTTCGTCGCGAGTGTTAAGCTCTACATCACAACCATCAAGTTCTTCCAAGCTGCGTTCATACACCACTTCGCCATTTTCATCCAAAATCTGCATGGTGCCAGATGCTCGGTCTACTCCGTACACATGTCCCATGTTTTCGCATTCATACCAAGATCCTGGAACAAATGGCCACATGGATTCTGGTATGTTATGAGTTTCAGCATAGTCACTGTCCCAGGCAAAATCAGCCACGCTCAATCTACGCCTACGAAAGTAATCATATATGTTTCGGTCCACAGTGCCCATGGCGTACTCACCGCCGTAACCCCATAGCTGGATTTTGTAAGTACGCGGAGTGAACTTTAGTACCTCGATTAGATGTTCATGTTCTGGGTTCACTGGTTCAGCAGTGTTCTGATCCGATTTCTTCGCCATGATAAGTTCCTTTGAGAGTTTCTAGTAGTTTATATTGTTCGTAGAGTTTTGTCAAATCCACCCGGTCAGGACCAGATTGCATAAAATACTTCTGATCATGTGCCCAGGCCACAGCAGTGCGTTGCAAAATATCAAGAGACCTGTGAGGGTTGATGTCTTGCCAATACACAGTTTCAGTTAACAATTGATGCCACAGCTCAAAGTCCATTGGAATCCTGGTCGTGATGTTTGGTTTCGCTGTCTACCATGCAGATGAAAAAGTACATGGCGACCACCAAAAGGATTCCAATGACATAAATCATAATTAGAATTTACTTTCGTGAGTGTGTTTACGATAGTCTGTACTCATGCGCAACCATTGCTCGCCTTGGCCTTCGATGATGTCGACAATACGATCTACAGTGCCATTGGTCCAGTCACTGATCTTGCCCATACGAGAACTTTCCAGGTACAAAAGTTTCTCCAGTTTCTTACAAGCGTCTTTCAATGACCAAGGCACATACAATCTAGTGTGATCATTGCCAAAGGACTCGGGGAAACTACGGTAAGCAGGATAAAGTACATTGCAACCAAGAGTATCTGCTTCGCTCACTGTGTTAGAAACCCAGTCTTGTAAAGCACAATTGAACAACACCCGAGTGTCAGCAAGAAGAGCATAGTAGTCGTTCTTTTCTAGATCTTCATAGATTGTCAGTTTGCCTTCGGCTTGCATTTGTCGTGTACGAGCCATGTAGCTGTCATTGTTGGTACGCAATGGCGCACCAGAGAACACAGCAAACTCTACTGTGTTGCCGGGATTGCGCTCATGGTAGAGTTCAATCAAGTCCATGTAAAAGTTGGGCTGTTTCTCTTGATCCCAGCGAGCTGCAAAGCCCACACGCATACTGCGTTCAAGGAATGGTTTGAGTTCGCCAGGTACACGCTCACGCACTTCATCCTTGCCAAAGGCCAGGCCTGAAATGTTGTAGATAGGACAATCCCATCCTGCAATCTTCATGTGCATGACCATTTCTTCATTGGTGGCTAGTACTGCGCCTCCTGAGTCCCGGACAAGTTCGCATACCATTTTTTCATACAAGCCCATCCACTTAGACATGCCCCATACATGTACGAAGTCATCAGGATCAATGGCTTGAGCAAGACAACGGACAAAAATGCGAGGACGCAGATTAGCAGGCACTTGATTGAGAATATAAGGTAAGCTCTCAATACCGGGCTGAAACATGTCTTCAAAGTAGATAACATCTTCACTGGTTACTTCTCCTTGCTGCATTAGTCTAACTAGATTCATCAGCTGGCTCATGCCAAAGTATGTGCGACCATGTGCATCCAGCACCTGACCAACCACAATCTTTTCTCCATTGTCCAGAGTAAGTCCTGGTACATAACTAACATCAAGTCCGCGTCGTTCGAACACACGACGATTCCATTCTGTTAGCTGTAGTGTGTACCGAGCTTTGTAACTTTCAAGACCCATGTAGTATAACTTACGCATTGCGATTGTATCCTGAGCGATAGTTGTTAAAACCACGAGGGCCTCGGTTGTCTTTGTTGAAGGGTTTACGCTGTTCGTTAGGATCTTTGTTGGCCCAGTTCCAATGATTCTTGCTATATCCTCGTTCTTTGAAACGCATGAAATCAGAAAAATCTCTGTCGCGTTCATTGTACAGTGCCGCTTCATTGAACACACGACCGTGTGAAACACAGAACTCACGATATTTTTCTAAGTCATCATAGATTTGATTAACTTCGGACTTCATAACAAAGTATTTGGTAAGCCACTTTGGGTGCGCCATCTTGATTTCTCCTATTATACTGGATGGTAAAAAGTTTTTTCTGGGGTGCGGGGATCTCGATAAACAATTTCGCAACCGTTTTCGTCGTCTTCGCTAACTGAGATAATAACATGCCTGCCGGGGTAACGCAAGTTAATTTGGATATATAAGTCGTCTGCAATCATCTCGCAGGATTTATAATTGAGTTCTAGAGTGGAATCGCTATACAGACTCTCCAGCCATCGTTTGAACTGGATGAATTCGATGTCCCTGTCATTATGGAACACACTGATTGACACCCGGAAGTGAAAAATATGGCGATGAGGAAAGCCAAGAAAAGATACATCCGCAAGTTTAGGATCCTCCAGTGCTGCTGGATATTTATGAATACCCTCTTTTTCAAAACGCACCCATATCATGCGATCTGCAACTTCACTGTTTATGTCTGTTTGTGATCTGTCCATTTGTGTATTCATGAGCGAAACCAACCTTTGATAGTGTTGACAAGTGTGAGATAGCGAAAATGATATGGTGTCAAGTTCCACATGGGTGGATGCAACGGACAGCGACCTTGCTGAAAGTCACAGGCTGGGGAGTAGTCTTTGCCACAGGTTTCGCAGGTCATGACAGTAATCCTTTTACCATGTTTTGTATATGTGCGTCCTCAAGGAAAAACTGATAGGTACTATTATTAACCACTTCACCTTTGTCATTTAGACTTTGCCCAGTGAATTCCACGCACCAAAGATTCTCCGGGCTTAGACACTGGCTCATTCGCCCTTTTAATCTAAATGCAGGTTCGTCTCTTATTAAAAACTCTTTCATGTTATCACCTCATCTTGAGAATATTTAGACCAGTCAGTGAACACTGCACGATTTTTCAAATCATGTAGACTATGGCACCACACGCCAGGGTTGGTTGATTCAAAGTCTCGGTCATCTAGTTTAATTGTGGTATTGTAATTGAGCAAACTAATGTAGGGCAGTTTAACACTGATCATGGGAATGAATCTAGCATATTCGCACAAGCCACTTTCGTGCAAGGCTTCGACTGCACTCACATCAAGATCCAGCGTACACCATGCACCAGAGTCCAGTGCAGCCTTGATCATGTTTTCCCAAGGTCGCCATGTGTCACTGTCATTGATGCCAGGATTGGGAAAAGTTTGATTGGCACCAAAATAGATGTGCTGACATTCACACTGCTGAGCCCATCCAATTATATCAGTTGGGTTTTGCAAACCAATCACAAACAGTGTGCGCATGCCGTAAGCAGGCGAGTGCTCAACTTCTTGGCCAACAAAGAATTTCACAGTTTCATGTCCTTGACGATTCATTTGATTTTCAAACTTTCAACAGTGATTATATGAGAAATACTTTGGCCAAGATCTTCATGATCTGCTATCAAATACAGTGTATTATTTGATCTTTCAGTTTTACGATCAGTGTGTCTAACTGACATTACATAACCGTTTTCGGCTTTGCTCATGCGGAAGTGCAAATCCAAAGTGGCATCCACCTCATCATACACTCTGGTATGCCCTGCCGGAATGCCTTGTCCAAACTTTGATAGATTATGCCGCAGCTCGTCTTGGTTGTCCTCTTGTGCAGAAGAAATTTTTTGGGCCAGCCACTTGTAAAAACCTTTAGTGATCATTGTAGTCCTCGGACAATTGTTTGTGTTGTTGTTTCTATTCTTGACACCTAAGTCTAGAAATTTCGTCCTTGTATTGTAACTTCTGTTTCTTATATTCTGCAACCTTTTGTTCGTCCACATGTGGATGCTGTTGCATTTCTGTTATTTTTAAGTCCAAAACTCTATGCATTTCTTCCAAATGACGGACTCGATTGCTGGTGCTTTCCATATCAGTCTCCTCCTCGTTCGATTCTTGCAAGTTGTTCAAGTCGATCTTCTGCTGCATCTTCTGCCATTTTCTCATCGCGTTCGGTCTCCTCAGCCTCTGGTTCTACAAATTCAAACAGTGAATTAAATTGACTATGAGCATTCATGGTTTTGTCGCCTTTGAAACCGCGAGTGCCAATGATATCCATCCAATATCTACTGTAGTGCTCGATAATGTCTAAACTTTCTTGTTTGTCACTGGTAGCAAATATAGCATCAACAATGTCTCTAAATTTTGCATGATCGCCAGTACGACCTTTGGTGCCTTGATTCCACAGCATGTTGGGCCAAGTGCCTGAATCATATTCACGATTGGCTCTCTGCACAGCTTCAATGTGCATCCAAACATTATGACCCATCATGAGTGCATAGCTGAAACTGTCCCATGAGGTCTTGCCTTCCTTGCCAATTTTGTTCAAATCGCCGGGTTTGTATATGCACACATCCTTGATCTGAAGATGTTGACTGATAGGACTTTCGTCAAAGTGATTGAACACCTTGTCTGCTAGAACCACATCCTTGAACGGTCTGGTGTCCAGAGCATACTTTTTATCGTCTGCGCTGGGCCCCATGCGATAACACCATTTGTCATTATGCGGCAAATCTATCTGATGATACATCTGCCCGTTGGCAGTGGCAAGAAACGGGCTTGCACAATCGAAACTAATGGTAAAAGCAGGGTTAACATATTTTCTAATTGCTCTTTGTATGTCAGTGAGTAACAGTGCCCATTCAAGTTTACTGGTACCCAAGAAATGCATCCAGTCATGCACACCTTCTTGTAGTAAATTGTCATGTCGCAAAGCCACCAAGCGTCTGAGCACAAGATGCACATCACACATGTTCTGTCCGCCCATGGCCCACCCGTCAAAATGCGTGTCGGGATACTGAACAGGATCACAGTAGTGTTTCATGATCTGGTACCATTCTTCGGCACTGGCATGATTGTCACCTTGTAGCACATTCAAGAACTTGGCACCACCATTGCGTTTGCCTTTTCTGTGCTGCATGAAATAATCATTATTGAACTTGGTAGCGTCTACTGCTTCTTCCAGCGTGGTAATCTGACAGGCTGCACTGGCCTTCTTGTCGTGAATGACCCAGGTTGGAATATCTAGGATCATGCCATAGTCAGCGATACCGTCGAGCCATTTGAGAATTGCGTCTCGCTTCTTTTGTGCTTTGGCACAACCCGAATTGGCCTTCCAGTCACCTTCCCATAGGCCTTTGGCAATCTGGAATCCACCAGAGTCACCAAGCATGAATGTACCTGGCTCACGCTTGCGAACCATGTCTTCGCTGGCATCATCCTTGTCAAGATTGAGATTAGCGTGACCGCCTGAATAAAGACTCCACCGATAAGGAAACAAACTTTTTTGGCTGTTCAACCAGTTCATCTGTTCCATGTCCTGCATGCCCGCAGGCATACGAGCAGGATCAACATAGTCATTGTTAACACGCTGTTTTCCTATAAAGGTTGCATAGAATCCTGAAATAGCCGGCAAGAACACAGCATAGTCGCTTTGCTTGGCAGTTAGATTGTCTTGTTCAAGCACGGGTATAGATTCCTTTTTTATTATCATTCTCTTGTGTGAGAACATCCATTACCTTGAATTTTTCATAGGCATCTCTAAGACCCGGATGCTGCTCCATGCGCTTTTCTAGTTCTTGATCCTCACGCATTTTCTTTTCTGCCCAGTACAATATTTCTTGCACACGGGCATCCAGTTGTATGGTAGGATGACTTCCCATCTGTAACCAAACAGTACCATCGTACACCTCCATGAGCTGACTGGAACCATTGTAGCGCACCATACCTGCGCTGGGCTGTGTCATGTTAATATACGGAGGACTTAATCCTCCGTATATTGTCACTCCAGCGGTGCCTGTAAGACTGGTTATCATTTTTGTTGTGCTGGTAAGAGATAGTTGTATTCTGCAATACCTGAATCAACAGTGATCTGCATAACACCTTCATCACTGATCTTCATACTCTTGTCACCCGCCAAGCCCAGGATGCCAATCACTGCATTCACTGGCCAGTTCCAAGGCTTGCTCAGTGTACCTACACCATCTTGAAAAACAAAATCTCCTGCATGACTGCTGTGATCCCCAAAGAAAAACTTTAGTTTTCCATTGTCGGTTTTAGCAATGAATGTGGGCTCTTCACTGTTGGCACTGGCCTGGAACTTGAGTCTTTGAATATTAGACACAGTGGGATTGAATTCCACATTCCATTTGACCTGTTTCATCTTCACGCTTTTTAATTTGTCGCTAATGATTTCGCTGGCCATAAAACGATACTCGTTTTTGAAGTCGCCATTTTTGTTTTCAAAGTGGATACCAACTGGTACCTGATTGCCGTTACGATCTTGGCTTAGTATGGTCAGTTTTGCATCTTCTTTGTATTCAGGAATGTTAAGGATAGTGTTTAGTTTGCCAAGATTGGGCATGCCAAATACTCCAACAAATTCAGGAACTGGGTTCTTGAATTTGGCTTGTACGATCACACTGCGATCTTCGGCGATACTGTCAATACAGGTTTCTTGGTCATTGCCAGTAATCTTCACTAGGTCAATAATACCAAGGCTGTGCGTGTGTTGCACGATGTCGTGTAAGTAGTCTTTCATAGATTCTCCTTTGAGTTAATTGATTGTAACATGATCTATTTAGATCGTCAACAGTACTAGGACTTTTTTACTATGCCCATTGGCCATTTAGTTTTGTCAGATTGTAAAACACCGGGCACACTCAGTGACACTGAAATCAAGTCAGATCCGCGATTGACCCACATAGATATTTCCATTCCTAGTTTGAGAGCCAGAGCATCTATTTGTGCTCTGTTCATGCCTCCAATTTTGCCATCACTGATGAAGGCAGCAGCGTTACTACTGTCAGCATCAAACATGTTGAAAAAAACTTGTCCTCCAGGTCGTAACAGTGGTTTTACCTGAGTTAAGAAATTTTCAGCTGCATACAAATTGAATCTTTCAAATAGATTCCACACCACCACAAGACCCATTTGTCCCATAGGCACGCCCCAGTGCATTTGATGTTCGTTGTAACCAAGTTTAGTAGCCCAATCTAAATCATTCCAACTTGGTACTGTGTGAAATTTTACTCTAGGTTGCACACTGTTCTCGATGCTGTTGTATTTTTTAATTAATAGATCTCTATCTGTGTCAACCATGTACAACAGATAGTAACTGATTAATATTTTTATTACTTCGTCGTGTTGAGCATTTATCATGGTCACAGGGTATTTCCATGCGTCGTTGGTGCGACTCCATACCAACAACAAATCTTGAACTTGATTAGGATTGCACAGCCATTTATCTCGTTGATGATCTGCAATCTCAAGATGTTGTTTGAACCATACACAATCACTCACATGGTCCAAGATCTGTTGGTATTCATTTTCTACCTGCTGTTTAAGATCCATCAATCGTGTGTGGCCAGCAAACAGCAGATCTTTGCACTGTGCTAGACTATCTAACTCTTTTTCAACCAATTGGTCCACATCAGGCAACAGTGCCATGAGCTCTTGAGTTTTTTGTATTTGTGGCGTAATATCAGTTGCGTTGCCAAAGTTTTTCAGTAGATTGCGTAGTTCTGCCAACCTTGGAAATCTACTCAGTTGATCATGTGTCATGTTATTCGAATGTAAACAATGCTTCAAATGTGGTGCTGATTTCTGTGTTTTCAGGAATCTTCCAGTTCAACACACCCAGTAAGTTTTCTACTTTTTGATCCACAATGGTAGTTTCCATTAATGCATCATCAAATGGAAGTTCTTTGAACCATGCTGGGATATGTAATTCATCAGTTGGATAACCAACACTGGTAAATCCTAAAGGATTGTCTTTGAGCTTGCACACAATGGTTTTCATACCATCCACGATTGACATACTGTAATTGTCGCTATGCATGCGTCGCAGATTATTCCAGTTCATGGCAGCTCGAACATGTCCTGGCATGTTAGCCTTGCCTAACCTTTCTTCGTCTCTTGTGTATTTTGTTAAATTGTTAACACGCTTGGGGGTACCTTTTTCCCAGGCAGGACGATCTTGAAAGGAGTATTTGAATTCCCGCACTTTGTCATACACATGTTCTTTGTTACAACCTGTCAGCACATCCAACAGCAGACTGCTAAGAAAATCTTGAACTATTTTGGGGGTATCGCTGCGTTTGAGATCTAGACCAGTGGCTTTGACCTTGCCTGGTTTGCCATGAGTGTCTAACCTGTTGCCCTCCATGTCAAAAATTAGCACAGCATAACGCTTTTTCTTAAGATAAAGACCTTTTTCTGCTACAAGTTCTCGTCCGCCTTTGATTAAACTGCCCATGCTGCGTGGACAGTGACATGCCCGTTCCATAAATCCTGGGAAGCTGGCATTAACCTGTTCTGCAATAGTGTCGTACAACTGAACACAAGTTTCCTTGCTCCATTCCATGTGTCCTGCGGCAACTTCGTCTTTAATAGCAGGCCAGGCTGTGAAATAACAGCTATCAGTGTCTCCATAGATAATGGCATCACCCACATGGTCGTATGTGCCCATGATGCACTCATTGATATATGCATCCATGTGCCTAGCAATAATTCTTCCTGTCAGAGTAGTGCTCTGACCAATTCTCTTGTCGAAGAAACGACAACCTGGGTTGAGGATAGCTCCGTATAGACTGTTCAAGTTAATCTTTTTAACCAACTGTCGTTTGTCCCAAAAGGCTTTGTCTTCGTCGGTGTCTGCTTCTTTCTTTTTGGCCTGCATTTCTTTCCGTTCTGCATACCAGCGTTCTAGCAATCCAGGAATAATGCCCTTCTTTTCGTAAGTGAAGATAGTACCATTGGCGCTCAGTGTCCACGGCTGATTTGAGTCAAAGATCAACCGCCAGACTTCTGCTGCGGAGTGCAAGGTAGTATTACCATCCTCCCAATCAATGGTAATTTCTGTGCCTGGTTGATTTTCCATCACAGCCGTGTACTCTAGTGTACCAAACAAACCTTCCCATGCATCTGTAAAGGTAGTTCCTGTCGCTATGCGTTCGGCAATGAGCCGATCTGTCATTATCGGTCTAAGTTGAGCAACAATTGTTTCCGGTCCCATGTTAAGAGCACGGATCGCTGACGGGTAGAGACTGTTGATGTCGATGGCGCCAACCCAGTCGTGCATGCCCCTTTTGGGGAAAGCAACATAGGCACCTGCTGCTTGCGTATCTCCTTGATCATCTCTTCTCCTATTAGGCACAATTAATCCCAGTTGATGTGCTTCGTTGATAATAGCCTGCTCGGTGACTGCTACTGCACCCATGGTGGTTTGCAGCAGCACAGTGTTGTCATGTGCCAGTTCATTGGCTAGATCTAGGAAACGCAATTTTTTATCTAGTTTAGCCACCAGCATGGCATCTTGTCTATTGTAGTCGATGAAATTTTCAAAGTCTTTGTTGTACAGCTGATCCAAGGTACCTTCATATGCAACCTTACGCTCATCTAGTTCATACTCGCCAATTGCATCCAAACTGTAACTATGGCGTTCTTCATATGTGTACTTGCGGTACAGTTGCATATAGTCAAGATGCACACGGCCAATCAAATCAAAAGTTAAATTTTCAGCCCCAAAGCGTTCAAAGTGTCTTTCTTTTGGCAGTTGACCCCACAAGCAAAATCGCCGGCAATCATCTTTGCTCAGCACACGAGTGGTACGCATGACCAGATACGGAATATCAAAACCCTCGGAGTTCCATCCACTTAGTACATCAGCGTCCTCGATGATGTCAAGAAAAGTGTTTAATAACTCTGCCTCTTGTTCAAACAAGAAACAGTTATCGTATTTGGTTGCAATTTCTTGTGCGGTCTCCCAGCTCATGTTCTTGGGCGGAACAACCAAGGTTACCAGTTTGTTTAACCAGTCTAGATAAATGCTGATAGCAGTCACCGCATTAAAGGGGTCCTCTGGTCTGGAGAACCCTCGTACAGGATCAAAGTCTACCTCAATGTCAAAAAACGCAGTTTGTAATTTGGGTGACTTGGCACCCAAATAGTTGTGTTCTAAACATCGGAAAATGGGATTAATATCGCTTTCCCATATGCGTTTGCCAGAGTTGATTCTAATTTCTTTATGAAATTCTTTGCTGTTACGAGTAGCAAATCTGCTTACTGGAGTATCGTATATGGTTCGAAATTTACCACGGGGATCGTCGTAGTAAAAAATATATTCTGCAGGAAATTCTCTGTACTCTCTGCCGCTGGCATTGCGCTCAACAACATGAATACGGTCTTTGTCTCTGTCAAACAGAGCGTCTACATAACTCATTTATATTCTCCATGCACCACTTCTAGCTGGTGCCTACTCTTCATGCCGTTTTGTGTCCGGCGAGACAAAAATATTTAACGAAACAAATGAGCAGTAATGTATTCACATAATCTAGCAAATGTTAGTGCTGTGTACATTATGACCCACATGGCCACTCCCATGCCAATCCAGTAGCCAAAGATTTCTAGAGCCACAAGAGTCATGTGAGCATCCGCACTAACCCAATGGTGTCGATTGTGGTAAGCAGTAGGTAATTAGCCAACATACCAAAGGAACCACGACTGTAAGCACACCCAGCGTACATAGCACAACCAACAATCCAGATTGGGTACAAGATAATAAGGGGTGGAGTAGGCACGGTGAGGGCCATAGTGATAGAACAGCCAATAGATATAGCCCAAGCAAGGACCTCAAAACAAAAACGAATTCTATGACTTTTGTAATCACTTTTGATCCACTCTACTGTGCCGGATACTACATTGTTCACAGGGTTTTTCCTACAGTTTCAAGAATGGTATTTAATTCTTCGTTTTCTTTGTTGGTTTCTCCCAACTTGGATTTGTGAGCAATGCGAATGGCCTTGCTCAACACAGCAGGCTTGATTTCTAATTCTTCAGCAATGGCCTTTACTGTGTCTTTGAGACCTTCTTGTAGTGTTTCAACTTCTTGCATGACCTGCATGCCTTCGTTGATTAATTGAGTGAGCTTGGCCTTTTCGGCGGAACCAAACATTCTAGTTGACATGATATCTCCTGATTGAAAAACACATTATACACTTTACTTACGCATACCGCAACACCTATGAGCGATTATTCGCAAGTGGCCCATATCAAGTTTGTCCACTTTTTGTACAGCCATGATCCCTTGGGCGGAATGCAGTTGCCCAGTTCCGGAAAGCGTTCAATTCTATTTTGAACTACTATGCCAAAGATTAAAACTATTCCTGCGACGAACATGGAAACCAAACTCCAGCAGGTGATTTTGTACATTAACTTCTTGCGCTTTCTACGGGCAACTTTAGCAGCTTCTGTGGCACGACGCATTTGATTGGCAATGGCAACCTTTTGCTCTTTGCCCATGACCTGCATCATATCGTTGACATCCGTCCACAAGGCGCCTAGTTCCGGTGGGCTTTGGTACACCATGATTTCGCGCAGTTCGGCGCCCATGTGCTCCAGCTGCTTTTTCATCAGCACTCGTTGCAGTGCTCGCTTGCCTAGACTGGCTTCTCCGGTGTAAACTTCAGTTTTGCTGCGGCGCTCTTCTTCTTCGAAAATAGCAAAGCACTTGTGGTAGTTGTCAAAGTATGTGCCCAAATGATTGCCAATCTCTGTGTAGATGTTGGTGGTTTCGCCATCGCGCTTGTTTAGGTCAATGATGCGATTTTTTTCGCTAATGTACTGATTTTTTTCTGCTACTGTAGGAGCACGGTCTCGGAATCTGTTGTGAAATTGGTCATCAAGATCCTTGAGGATGTCCTTGACATCCCCAGCGGCGCCTTTTATATCTTTATAAAGTTTGCACCCTTCTTTGACTAACTTGACCGCACCATTGGCCAGTGCAAACAGCGTTAACGGATCCATTCCTCTTTGATTCCCGGTTTTTCATTTTAATTGACGGAATCAGAGTTTGTAACTTAATTGAGCTCTAGAGTATTTATTTAGGATCGTAAGTGTGCAAGTCGCATGTGTTGTAATATGCGTATATAAAACCAACCAATGTCAAATTCCCAGGGCTTTAACGATAGCTTTGGGTTAGCAGGGTCCAAATGGTGATTATTGTGCAGCTCTTCGCCGCCAATAACAATACCCCATGGAGCAATATTTCTAGATTGATCTCGTGTTGTGCCATTACGATACCCCCACCAATGTCCGATGCCGTTGATCACACCTGCGGCCCAGAATGGGATCCACAACATTTGTATGCCCCATATTATGGCGCCAACCCAACCAAAGACGATGATGTTGAACAAAAAGAGAATGCCAATGCCAAGTCTGGAGTGAGCACTGTATAAGTTGTGCTCAATCCAATCATCAGGAGTACCAGCACCGTATGAATTAACCATGACTTTATCTTTTGACGCTGCATGATATAACAATGCTCCTTGTGTTACTACTTTGAAAATACCAAACACATGCGGTGAATGTGGATCACCGGCATGATCAGAATGTTGGTGATGTTTGCGATGTATAGCCACCCACTGCTTGGTAACCATACCTGTGGTAAGCCATAACCAAAAACGCATGGCATGTGCTACCACCGGATGAAATGTCACTCCACGATGTGCCTGACTACGATGTAGATACAGTGTCACACAGGCTATAGTAATGTGTGTTGCAATCAGAGTGTATAGTATTTCAATCAATGGAATTGTTCTCTCTAGGTGTTTGTTTACTCGTAAGTGACTAAATCAGAATCACCTAGTCGCCATTTGGGATTTTGTTCTACTACATATTTTTTGGTGCAAACCTTGAAGTCTGGAAACTTCATTTCTCGAGGATTACTTGCTGCATCAAAGAACAAACAACGATTATTAGGCTGCGCAGCGTATTGACCATTATCCAATTCTATAAAGTTAAAACTTTTGTGATCTTCGGGCCATTCACTGTATCCCGTATCTATCAAGTTGTGATCTGGATGTGCATTGTCTACTGTAAACATGTAGTTGCCAGAATACATGTTTTTGTCTTTGGCATAGAATTGACAGCTGAGATTTCGTAAAAATGCTTTTTGAATGACTGCTATGTTGTAATCAAAGCAGTCCCAAATTTGCAGTGTGTCTAAAGGTAAAAACAGTTTAGGGTCAAGATTCTCTGTGCGTGATACAAACGCATGGAGAGGTAGTTTGTCATAAAGTGCGCCATAGTTGGGTAAGTATGCCTCTATTCTAAATGCTTGTCCACGAATACTTTTAATTGATACCCATATACATGGTTCATATTCGCCGTGGCCTTTTTCAAAGTCATACAAAAATTCTTTGCAAATATAACAGTGTACAGGGGGGATGTTAGCGACTAGAAAACTCATGTTTGATCGATTTTATTTCTTTAAGGTCTTGTTTGGTTTCTTCTAATAGTTTGGTAGCATGATCAATACTTAGCTGAAGATCCACCCACCAGGTCATTATATTTCTAAATGTGCGCACTATCCAAAGACACCAAAGCACAGAAAAACTGGCCCCAGCTGCAATTACCAATTCTTTGCTCAGTGTGTATCCTGGCACATGTGTCACAATAGAATACACCGCAAGAAACACCAGCAAACTTATGCCTGCAACTTCCCACCAGACACACTGAGTTCTGGTTTGTTTAGGACAAGTTTTTTTCATTGTGAGATTGTTGCTCTCAACATCCAGGAGTGTTTGCGATGTGCATCCATGCGCTGTGCAACAAAATCTGCCAGACCTTCTTCGCCTAGTTCTGTTGCAATATCAAACACATATTTCAAAATTTTCACCATTTTATCACTATCGGCTAATAATTCTGCAACCATGTCGCCGTCGTCAGGGATACTGGTCTCATCTTCAATCTGACTCAACATACTGAATCTAGTGTAGCTGGCAGGAACAAAAGCCCCAGCACTGCGAATTTCTTCTGCAAAATGATCAATGCTGCCATACACTTCTTCGTAAATTTTTCCAAACAAGTCATGCAGTTGGCTAAAGAACGGGCCTGTCACATTCCAGTGATAGTTGTGAGCTTTTAGGTAAAAGCTAAACTCGCTTGCAAAAGCTATTTTTAATGCTTTGTGTAGTTGTTCCATTGTAATATCCTAATACTTAAGAGTCGTCTGCAGGTGCAGCTCTAGTGCCGCCACTGCCATATCTGAGATTTTCCGCCAACTCAGTTGACGACAATGATTGATCTTGACTAAGTCGACGCCATGTACTTGCTACTTTAATGTAAGTTTCGTCAAGTTCAACCCAAGTAGATTCATCTGTTTTGATATAGGCGTTGGTAACTGGCTTCCATACACCATCTACTTTTACATAAGGCATGGCAACTGGCTCCAGTGATACAATCATATGCCCAGGAGTGCCACTTGTGCCACTTGCTGCAACTCTTCCTGATACTCCGCCAGTGGCAAAAGTGGGTGTTACTGTGTATCCATCAATCGCAGGAGGAGTTCTGCCACTGCCTGTATATGTGGTTGCGCTTACAACTGCTCCACCAACAGAGGCTACAAAACTTGCACCAGTTCCACCAGCTAAAGCACCTTGGTCACCGCTGCGTAGTCCGCCAAACACTCCGCCAAACTTTCCGCCACCGCCGCCACCACCGCCACCACCGTCTCCGTCTTTTCCTTGACCGTTTTGCCCAGTGCTACTGCTATTTGCACCAGTGGAAGGCGTTGCACTTGCATTTTCGCCTGGTGTAGTGCCAACATTGCCACCGCCACCGCCACCAGCGCCACCGGCTGCAATAGCAACTATGGTATCATTGAGCAACAGCACTGTTGCGCCGCCACCGCCACCGCCACTGCCGGAACTGCCTCTAGCTCCGCAAGGCCCGCCTGTGCCACCACCGTAACGATTGTTACTGGTATCAATGTAAGATTCACCTGCTGCGCCTCCTGCGGTGCGTTTACCACCGGTGCCTGCTGTGCCTTTATTACCAATACCAAATTCTAGTACATCTCCTGCAGAAAGATTAAGAACAATTTTAATTGCATTACCGCAGGCTCCTGCACCACCTGCCCCAGGACTATCGTCACCGCCTGCACCACCACCTGCGCCCCATAGATAAATGGTAGCCTGTGGCTGGAACCCACTGGGTATTGTTATTCGTTGTGCGCGAGAAGCAAATGTGAAATTGTACAAAGGCATGATTATTTTTTCGCAGTTTTAGCAGCGTCCTTCCAGGCCTGTGCTGTGGGTGCTTTGGGATGATCTTTGTCTCTACTTGTGCCGGCCTTTTTGCGCTTGTTCACATTGTAGTACAGTCCTTTGTTTTCTTCTTCTATAGGCACGCAGTTGTTCACGCGAACATCGCCCTTCATTTTAGTACCTTGTTTTTTGTAACCAGTCCAGCACTTGGGGTCAAGACGCTGTTTGGCTTCATTTTTTACATCCAATGCATCACCAACATCCATTGGCTCTAACCCGTGCTTGGGACAATCTGGATCCTTGTCGTTTGGCAAACAAGTACATTTATACTCCTTGCCTTCAAACAATTCGTATATAAACATTATTGTGGTCCTTTTGTCATCATGCGTTTGAGATTGCTGGTTAGTCCTGCTGCTGCCTGATTATTTTTTAACATTGGTTCAATAGCATTTACCACATGAGCAAGAGCTTCGGCGTCTGCGGCAGTAACATGTTGTGGATCTTTTTCAATCGCATCTACCGTTTTTTGAATGTTCAGTGTTGGATCTAAACTTTTTAAGCCTGTTATATTTTTTGTTAAGTCAGCTGACTGTTTCATTTTTTGCGCAGCTTGTTGACTTGTTGCTGGTTGTTGCTGGTTTTGTTGTGGTTGACCAGGTTGATCATTGGCTTTGCTGGCCAAACTAGATTTTTGATCATCCTGTGCTTGTAAAGCAGGATTGGTATTAGCAGTACCCATTCCTGGTGGATTGATCTGTGCTACAGGACTATTAGGTTGATCTGAGTTGGTTTGGTTCTGTGCAAGATTACCAACTTCAAACATTTTATATTCTAACATAAGACTTTGGACCAGGTCATCATCGTGGTCTTCTTTGCTTTCATTGGCGCCAACCAGGCGTCCTGCAAAAGGATGTTTTTTACTGTTGCTGCTTTTGGCCTTTTCATGGCCGCGTACCTGATCCCCAGGCTTTTGTTTTGGTTCGCCAGAAAATTTATCAATACTTTCTAACAGCTTGCGCATATTACTCATTTTTTCTTCCTTGTTTTTTTTGCCGGCTGTCGAAAAGGATTATCTCTTTGTTGATATTCTCCGCCAAACAAAGTGCCGGCACCTGGCTTAATAAAACTGGCCATGCCGCCGGCACTGGAACTGCCACTGGTAGCAAATTCTTGCAACGGTCTAGAAACTATTTCTTTTATTTTCATTATAATATTTACTCAAGTGAAAATTGTGCCTGGGATATGCCCACAGTGTTAAGTTTAATATTTTTTAATGATATATCCAGCCAGCCACTTGGGTCCTGAACTGTTAATTTATAACTGCCGTGGTCAAGACTCAGATGGTGCGTTTCATATATAAAGAATGGATTAAAAATATCAAACATTCTATCACTCAGCAGTTCATTGCTAGGCTCCAGATAGATTCGATAAGGTACCTGTTTACCAAGGGCTCTCAGTCCTCTACCCATTGGATCCTTGAGCATTTTTTCTGTATTCAAAGTCCAATGCACTTCGTATTCTAATTTTATTGGCTGTTTCATTTCTTGAACGCCCTTGATCTTACACCACCACGACGCCTGATGTTTTCAAGCTCTTGATGTGCCAATTCAATTTCTTGCGCTATTGGATCAAGATTCATGCTTTTGAGTTTTTTGTGAATATGATCCCATAACGCTGCTCTGTCAAGATCTTGACCATTGCGTTCTAGCTCTGCTGCAAATTCTTTTACTCGACGAATCATGCTCAACTTCCAACTTCGTAGAGTCATTCTGCCCATGCCCACATCAGGAGCAAATTCGCTGTTGTAAGGGTCATCCTTATCATATTGATACATGCTTTCCTCTACATCACTTTCAGCAAACGGGTCAAGTTTTTTCAATGAGCGGAATCTATTTTTCTTGTAGTTAAGATGCAGATTTTTATAACTGCCTTCATCAAACTCGTCTTCGGCCAATGGAGCATCATCAGCAGACACAGTATCCTTTTTGAGTTTTTTGGGCTTGACAGCAGGCACTTGCACAAGATCTTTTTTTGCATTTTTCATTTTAGCCGCGGGAGGCTCTACAGGTTCTAGGGCGCCATGTGGAATTTTGTCAAGTATGTGTCCTAGTTCTGGATCAGTGCGCCCGTACAGTTGTTGTAAAAATTCTTTGCGTTGTTCTGGGTTGTCACGCACCTGATTCCACAGTTCTCGAGTTTGAGTGCCGTGACTGGCGTCGTAATTCTTACCGCCTATGCTAATGCTTTGCGGATATTCGGGTGCAATGATTACATATCCGTGCTCGTCGGCTGTTTTGAAATCTTTGCTGTCATTGGGTACTGGTTGAAAAAAACCTGGGCTACCATCTTTTTTTACACGCCCTGGTTGAAGTCTTTTTTCGTCTGGTTGACCTACTGCGGTAATAAAAACTACTTGATCTTTGATTGGTTCAAATTGAGCAGGCAAATTATACACATTGCTGCTTTCAATCACCTGGTTGTCAGGAACACCCATGGCATGCATGAAGCGTATTTTATCACTGAAGTTGAATGGACTTTTTACACCGTCAGTGTTATTACTGGTGATAATAAAAACATTGTCGCTGCCAAATTTGCGTTGCAGACTGGCAAAAACTTCACGGTGCCCTTTATGAAAAGGCTGAAAACGCCCAGGATATGTTACAACAATCCTTTTGGCTTTATTTTCAAACAGTTGCGCAATAAACATAGTAATCTTTACTCTAGATCACTTATTTATGCTGATTTAGACTACAGGCGTTCCAGTAACCAAATGTAAAAGGGTATGCTAAAACGCAGCTTGTACACACCATTGAACCCAAGATTTATACAGCGTTCCAATATCTCTAGTTCTGTTCCGTTGATTTGTGTAGGAGAATCAAGCTCATAGATTGACTCTTCGTAGATCAAATTACCAAGATCCATGCTGTCAATTTTGACTTTTTCAATGTTTAGTAACACATCTCTTGTGTAAGTACCGTCGTCATTGAACCCGCAGGTGTCAGTTGGGAGTTTGTTCTTGAGTCGTATGCCCAGCACATGTGATCCTGGGGCCAGATCCACACTAAATTTTTCAGTATGTAGAGTTTGCAGCACCTGGGCAGCAGTCATAAAATCCTGTTCTGGGATTCCTTTTTTGCTTGGAGGTGCTGCAATAACACTGTCGATCACAATCTGATCATTTATTAATATTTCAAATGCTGGATTACGATTACCCCAGTAGGTGCCACTTAGGGTAATCTCAAAATCTAGCTTTTGAATACTATCGTTGCTCACTTGGTGTAGGATTGGTCTGAGCGTGGGCCTGTTGAGCCATAGTATTAATATCCAGTTTTGCAATGTCGCCCTGGAATTCATAATGACCAATATGATTCAACAATGTTTTGCTGTGTGCCCAGATGTCGCCACCTAGTGCTTGCCAGCGACGGCAGAAAGTCCAGTCTTCGCTCAAATAGTGACCACGATGATCAATTTCAGTATCAAAAATAGCGTACATCATGGGTTCGTACTGTTTGCCTAGTCCGATGTCGTCTACATATTTGGTTTCTGGGTGAGCCTTGATCAATTTCTCGTATACCTGTCGTTTGAACAACAAGAATCCAGTGCCCATGGTATCTACAGTGTAGATGTCACCTTGCACAGTAACCTGTGGTTTCAAATTAATAACATAGTTGATAGGCAGGCTTTTCTTAGGATACAAGCCGCCAATAACTTCTTTGTCATAGGCTATCATTTGCAAAATGCTTTCAGGCTGAAAGCGAATGTCTGCGTCAATGAACATAAAATGCGTGGCACTTTGATTGGTCATCATCTTGGCCATTAAGTTGTTGCGTCCACGAGGAATCAAACTTTCGTTGACCATTGTGTCCAAACTCCAGTTTAATCCAACTTGTTGTGCTAACAGCACAAAGCGTAGGAAACTGGTCATTGTAGGCTCACTGACCATACCACCGTAGCAAGGAATACCAATGTGTAAATGGCATTTTGAAAAATCAAAAGGTGTGCCTTGTTGTTGTGTAGTAGTTTGTTGTTGTTGAACTTTGGCAATTTCGTCCAGCACACGGCGTTGTTCAGCAGCACCAGGCACACCAGTCATTGGTTGACCAGGTGGGGTGCCGCCGTTGGGCGCAGCAGGTTGGGCCGTTGTAGGCCCAGGGATAACAATTTTTTTGCCCTTGTGGGGTGGGTTTTGATCTGACATTTAGGTCCTCTTTGAAAAACAGTTTTGTATTTACTTTGGCATTGCAGATGCCGTTTTATTTTGCTTCTTCAACTTCAACAATTACACCGTCACCTACTAGTTCTTGTGCTACTTGTTCTAATGCGATAGCTGTATCAGTAGTGATCAGTTGGGGCGTATTGCTGTTGTCCTTAACCAATTTACTTACTTTGATAATTAATATTTCTTCATGGATTGTGGCCATTTTGGGCTCCTAACATAATATATGTATTTATTTTGTGTTAGAGCTTATTCTAAATTCTTCTAGTCGACCAATCATGTTGGCATCTATCATGCTGAACATGGTAGCCATTTGTTTGTCTTTGACATAAATGTATCCTCCCCAAATCCAGCCTCCTTTTTCCAATTGTTCCCAAAGATTCCGGGGAGCCTTAACTTCGTCGCCTAGTTGTAAAAGATAATTTTTTAAGTTTGTTTTTGACTCTGTATTGTACCGTCCGTCACGAATAACAATTCTATAGGGCCAATCAATCTTTTTCTTTTTGAGTACAAAGCCTTGCTTCAGAAGATCTGCATTTTGTTCAGATTCTGGACACATGAAACTTACAAAATGACTGTTGTCTGTGTGTCTTAACTTCAATGCAAGATCTTTTAGCACAGCAGCGTCAACGCTGTAGAATTGAATATGCGGGTCTTCGATTCTAACTTTTAAGTTGCCAGGGTGACTGAGATCATCTGCATAAACTATGTTCTTAATAAGTTTTAACAGTTGAACATCTTCATCGGTTAACTGTCTAGTTTGACGCCAACTGCCTCCATAGCTGTAGGCTCGTTGATTGTAATGTGTAATCTCATAATCTAGTCTCGAAAGATCACGCAGTAATCTACTGCCAAAGCTCAACATGCTCAAACGGTACATGTACTGACCGTGGAGCAGTTTCTTAGCATCCAAGATTTGGATATTAGGATTTAATGCCGTCCAGAACGATGTATCCATTGCTGTCTATAGAAGGAATTACTGCCAAATTGGTTGTGGTGATATCAAATTCTAGCTTGTCGTTACGATAGTCTACTGACACCGTGTTATTTGCCCCTAGGCGATCAAAAAGAATTTTACGACTTAACGGAACCTTTATCAGATCATTAATCTTACGACCCAACGGGCGGGCACCCATCTTGGGATCAAAGCCTTGGTCAATAATGTGTTCAATCGCTGAGTCAGATAATTTTACCTTGATGCCTTTGTCAATCAACAAGTCATTCATTTCATTGATGAACTTGTTCACAATAAGGCGCATGCTGTTCTTTTCTAGCTTGTTAAACTTGCATATTGCATCTAGTCTATTTCTAAACTCTGGCCTAAAGTAATTTTTCACTGCTTTATCGTCTTCACCTGACTTTTGCAAGTCGCGTCCAAAGCCAATATTGTTTCTTTCGTTGTCTGCTGCACCTAGGTTACTGGTCATTATCACAATGCAATTACGGCAATCTGCTTTTTTGCCATTGCTGCTGGTAACAGTGCCTTCATCCATAACAGTGAGCATGATGTTGCTGACATCAGGGTGAGCTTTTTCAATTTCGTCAAAAAGAATAATAGCATTGGGATTCTTTTCAATGTCACTGATCAACAAGCCCCCGCCTAGATTACTGTCATCATATCCAACATAGCCAGGTGGTGCGCCAATTAGTTTGGCCACACTGTGTTTTTCCTGATACTCGCTCATGTCGTAGCGTAACAATTTCATGCCTAAAAACTCAGCCAACAACTTGGCAAGCTCAGTTTTACCAGTGCCTGTGGGACCAGTAAACAAAAATGTGCCAACTGGTTTGTTCAATGGTTTTAGTCCTGCACGACTTACATAAATCTTTTCAAGCACCATTTCAACTGCACTGTCTTGTCCGTAAAGTCTGCTCTTTACTTTTGGTTCAAGATTCTGAATGTTGCTGCCATCGCCTTCAACATCGCCGGTGAGTTGCTCAACTGGAATTTTTGTAAACTTACTCAAACATTCAATGATGTTTTTACGATTTACTGTCCAATTTGTTTGATAGATCTTGGCTTTGGCACAAGCAGTATCAATCAAATCAATTGCTTTGTCTGGCAATTTTTTGTCACTTTGATAGCGCACACTGAGGTCCACGGCGCTTTCAATTGCATCGTCTGAAATATTACCGCCATGAAATTCTTCAAAGTGAACACGGAGGCCAAATAGAATATCTTTGGCCACAGCCGGTGTGGGTTCGTCTACTGTGAGTCTATAGAACCTGCGCATGAGCGCACGATCTTTTTCAAAAGTTTGAGTGTATTCTTCCCAAGTAGTAGACGCAATCACTTTGATACGACCCTTGGTCAATGCAGGTTTGATCATGTTTGCAAAGTCAACATTGCTACCCGACCCTGAGCCTGCACCACGCATTTGATGTGCTTCGTCAATGAACAAAATTGTTTTGCCACGAATGTTCAGCGCCTTGATTACATCTTTGAGTTTTTCTTCAAACTCTCCGCGGTACTTACTACCTGCTAGCAAACTGCCAATGTCAAGATTGTAAACAGTATAGTCTCTCAAATAGTCAGGAACATCTCCTTCAACAATGCGTCGAGCCAGTCCTTCGGCAATAGCTGTTTTACCAACCCCTGCGTCGCCTACCATGAGAATGTTGCTTTTGTTTCGTTTGGCAAGCACATGCGCTATTTCGTCGAGCTCGTGCTCGCGACCAATTACAGGATCAATTTTGCCTTCAGTGGCTAATTCGTTAAGATCATCGCAGTATTCTTTTAGTACTTCGATTGCTCGTTGCTTAGAGGCATTTTTCCTACTGTTGCCTTCTTTGTAGTTTTCATTGTAGAATTCAATTATCTTGGCTCTGTCAATGCCGTGTTTAATAATAAAATAAGCAGCATGACTGTTTTGTTCGCCGGTGATGCTCAAAAATAAATCCATGACC